CCTGAAGACTGCCCACCGTCCGGCCAGCATCCACACCCCGACCGTGATCCCAGCCTCGGAGGAACTCGCCGCGCGATTCCGGCAGACGGAAATTGCCAGCACCCTCGTCGCCTTTGTTGAAGGCCGTACCGAGAAACGTAGCCAGATCGGGATAGACCGCAATGCTCTTAACGCTGCCGTCCAGCTCCAGAAACCCGGGCGCCACCTTGTCCAGCGGAAACGCAATCGTTGCGCCGACCGGCAAGGCCGAGGCCTGGGCAATCATCGCCTCGATTTCGGTCTTGGTGTAAGTGTCCTTGATGCCCATCCCAGCCAGCGTTTCCGGGTTATCACCGGAGACGAACACCCCGCGATCGTTGACCTTGACGCGAGTGTATTGGCCTGCCGCCTTGTTCTTCGGCAGCACTTCTAGAATGGCCGCGTCGACGTAGGCCCGCGAGGCCAGCACAATCGCCGGATCGATCTTGAGCTGAATGTTGCCGGTACTGGTGACGATGAAATTCATGCGCACGATTTGCGTGCGGCCCGAGCCTTGCGACAGCATCGGCTTGAAGCTTGGCGCGCAGTTGGCCACCGCCACCAGATCGCCGTCCGCATCGTAAAGGCCGATTTCGCGAATCCACTTACCGCCCTCATCGGCAGGAATGATTTGCTCGGCGATGATCACAGCCGGATTGACCGGATCGATCTTCAGTTGGTTGAGCGGCTTGCGGCGCCACTCGTTGAGCAGCTTGGTTTGACTGGCGGATGGCACCGGATTGGGCGGATCAGCCAGCCCGTTCGGGTTGGCATCACCCACGCCCATTTGCGTGATCAGCCAGGGAATGCCGAGCGCGTCGGCGTTCGCCTGCTTGGCCATCCCCAAGTTCGTGAGGATCGCGAAAAACTGCGAATTCGCATCAATCATAATAAACGTCCAGGGTGTCTATGGTGTGTTCGCGACCGACTACGCCAAACCGGCCAGTGACCTCAATGTCACGCATGACGGGCGGGTACACGTCGATTTCGTCGCCTTCGTAGAGGGACACGGCGACATTCAAATTGCCTTGAGTTTCAAGGCTGATCGCCAGCCCGGTCAGTTGCCGGGTGACGGGCTTGGCATCGTCAATTAGGCGATCAAGCTCCTGATACATTTCTTCGGTGATGCCGGTATCCAGCACCCCGACCTTCAGCGCGAAGGTACCCGGCACGCCCTCGGGCACGGTCTGGAACCACTCGACAATCTCGATCAGGTAGCCCAGCGGCTCGACCACCCGGCGCAACGCGCCGATGGTGCCTTTGTGCTTGTGGATGAAGTACGACGCCTTGATGGCCGCGCGCTTGGTCGCCTCAGTCCACCGGTAATCCCAGCGATCCACCGACCACGCCCATGCCAGATGCGGCAGCAAATGCACCGGGCAGGTATCAGCGTTGTAGAGGTCGCGCAGAGGGACAATCGTCTTTTCGAAAAACGCGGCCTCCATGGCCCGTTCCAGTTGTGTGCTGTTGAGCGGCAGAAGACTTTTCATATCAGCTCGCCAGCCTCACGTTGTAGCGGGTACAGAACGCCGCTTGTGCCTTGGTCGGGGCCAGATCCTGCCACCCGACCAACTCCACCCGGGCAACACCGGCAACATGCAACTGGGCGTCAACAGCGGAGCGGGCGACCTCGACGCCCAGTCGCTTGCGTGGATTGATCCAAGCTGCCAAGCGGCTTTTCGCCTCGGCCAAACTGGCATCCGCTTCCGGACCGGCGCTGGCCATATGCAAGATGGCGTCGATCTCATACCGGATCACCTGCGCGCTTTGCACAGTCACTCGATCACCCACCGGTCGTACGTCATCGTCATTCAGCGCAGCGGCCACCGTCGCTAGCAGCTCCGGCGGCGCTTCGCCTTCCCCGTCCAGCCCCAGCACCGTGACCGTGACGTAACAAGGCTTCGGACTTTCGGCCGTGGCATCTGCCACCAGCCCTGAGGCGTTACGTGCATGCAGGATGTAACTGTTACGCGGGCCGGCCGTGGTCAATCCCTCATAGGCCAACTGGATGCGCTCGCGAAACGGGTCGTCGTCTTCCATGACCTTGGGCACTGGTGGCACTGCCAGCAGATCCTCTGCCTGAATGACCAGGCGCTGCAGATTGACGTTGGCCCCCAAGTGATCAAGGTCGCCGCGAATGGCGTGCGCCAGCAATAGTGCCTTGCCGGCGTCATTGACCCGAGCGCGGTTGCCGACCTTGTTGTAAGCCCCGACCTCAAGCACTTTGACCACCGGATCGCTTTCCAGCGCGGCCGTCCAGTTGCCGCCCATGTACCCGCGAAACACGCTCAGCCCGTCCTGATAAACCTCTTCGAAGTCCAGAGGCTCCAGCACGGTCGGCGCTGGCAGCGACGACAGATCTACGGTACTCATGCGGCCACCTCCAACGTGACGCTGTCGCCCAGGTACGTCCCGACGATTTGCAAATTGATTTGCCCGCCAATGATGGAAATGACCCGCACCTGATCCAACTTCAAACGCGGCTCCCAGCGCCCCAAAGCGCGGGCAACCTCAGCCTGCACGGCGCTTTTCCAGCCTTCGTTGATGGGCAAATCGACAAACCGCCGCAGCTTGCTGCCGTATTCCATACGGTGCCGGCGACTGCCCAGCGGCGTGCTCAAGATGTCGGCAATGGATTGGCGAAGGTGCTCGATGCCGGATATGGGTAGGCCGGTGTGGCGATCCATTCCGATCATCGATGTCACTCCTTGAACGGCTCGTATTCGTCGCTGGCTTTCAGGAACTTAACCGCTTCGATGTCGGAGGTCGGCACCACGACCGTTGCCTTGTCGACCGGATAAGAACGGTCAGTACCGGGTACGATTAACAGTCGCGACGTGTAGAGCTTGTCGCGAAATTTCAAGAGTTCGGACGATGAGAACGGTGAGGATGCAATTGCCGGTTCCGAGGTCGCTTGCACCTCGGTGACAGTCGTATCGATCTTGGCCATGTGTTTCTCCAGGAATGAAAAAGCCCGCACTGGGCGGGCTGTCGTGAATGAATTAATGCGTGTGGTGGTTGCTGTTGCCAGTGGCGTCGATGATCGCACCGGCGCTGGTGATGCCCTTGGTAACGTGCAGCGCGCCGTCAATCATCACCGCCGCTTTCAGATTGATGTTGCCGGTTGTCACGCTCACGGCGCTATCGGTTACGACCGCTTCCGTGCTGGCCACTTTGATGGTGACTGTGCCGCTCGGCAGGTTGATGGTGTAGCTCTTGGCCTGCCAGTCGTAGATCAGCGAGCCGCCATCATCAAAACGCCAGACCTCGACATGGTCGCGGTTGTCTGGCGGCGGTCCGGCATTGCCGTACAAACCCGGGACAAACGTGCCTTGCGAAACGTCACCGCTGGGACTGATTAAACTGCCCTGCTCGCCCAAAGACGGCGCCCGCCAGTGCCTGGCCTTACCCGCTGCAATGCTGTGCCACCGTACCCAAGCGCTGACCCATTCACTGCCATCCGACACGCGACATACCGGCGGCGAAGCGGACAAATCCACCGCTACCACGTAGCAAGCCTTTACCGCCCCCGCGATCATGCGGTCATGCTGGGCGCTCGCGTAACTCACGGCAGATCCTCAGGCCGGAATGGCCCATCACCCGGATCAACATCCAACACCAACGTCCCCGGCGGTTCGTCCGACCATGGCCATTCCTCAACGCCGAAATAAACCTGCTGAGTCCACTCCACCAGCCACACCGTGTATCCATCCAGGTGCGGCTGGGTCCAGTCCTGCAGCGATTGCACAAACTCGGCGGGCTCAACTGCCAACCCCCACGTCTGCGAACGCAGCAGCACCGCCAACTGCGCCGCCAATTGCACGGCCTGTTGATGATGGTGCGGCTTGATCGGGTCGACGATGATCCGAGCCTCGAACTTGCAGACCAGCGAGGTTTCGCCGGTGCCGATATCGGTACCCGGCTCGATCTCGGCCACCTCCAGAAACACCGCTGGCAGCAACACGCGATCCTTAATGTCTGGCCAGGCTGTGACGGCCTGCACGCCAGCCAAGTGGGTACGCAGATGCAGTTCTACCGCCCGATAAAGCTGGTCCAGGCTGAAGGGTTCTTCAGACATTGCCGATCCTCTTGAGGTATTTCTGCAGCTCAAAGTTGAGTTCCTGCTTGAGGATCTCCAGCAGGCGCTCATCCGCTTTTTTTACCCAGCTTTCGAAGTGCGGTCGGGCTTGCTCCAGCGATACCTTGGCCTTGGCCAGCGGGAAACGCCTGCCGTTTTCGGCGACCCAACCCGAACTCGGCCCGCGACCAGGTGACACCGTGCTGTCGGGGTAGTCGTCCGCATTGAAATACTTGCTGGCCGTGCGGATCCAGATGTCGGGCTTGTTGCCGTAGACCTTCTTGAGGAAAGCCCCTTGGTAACGCCGCCCCGCCACTGATACGCCGCTGCCGCTTTGCCGCGCTCGGCCAATCCGGCTGGACTCGATGGCGTTCAAACCAAACCACAGTTTGCCGCTCGCGGCACCGCCGGAAACCGGATAGCTGCGCAACCGCTGACGCACCGCTGCAACAGCAATGCGTTCTGACCGGCTGACAGCTCGGGCGATATGCGTGCGCAACCAGCCCAACGTCTTGTTGATCGCGCGCCGATGTGCCGCGGCAGCCGCTTTCGGCACCATCTTGGCGAAGTCCTGGAACGCCTGAAAATCTGCGGCCGAAGACTGGATGGAGATCATCCCGCCCCCAGCCGATGGTTTGAAATAGCTGCCGACACTCATGGGCGCAACCTCAGGATCAGGGCGACCAGGCCGTCGCCGCTCGGTTCGAGCTGGATCAGATCGTAGTCACCGCCGCCATCCAAGGCAGGCAAGTCGACGCTGACCAGCATGCCCTGCTCCAGACCTTGCGAATCGCTGACACGGATCTCGAAGCGCGGCTCGCGCAAGCCGGTGTTGAGCTTGCCGAACTTGGGTTGCAGCCAGGGCGCGGCGAACATGCCGAACACTGGTTCGTCGCGACCCTCGATCCGCGCGGTATCGCCCAGCGTTTCGAACACCACCGCGTCGACCTCGGCGATCAGATCGCGAAAGCCCACGGTCAGAGTTCCAGCAGGATCTGGGCGCGCGGTCGAGTGCAAAGATGCAGCGGGTTCGACTGCGCCTCACCGGCCATGCCTTTGTTGAAGGGCAGCGGTTCGATCATGCTGTAGTACGGAATGCCCTGGGTGTTGACCGTTTCCATGTAGTCGGCAGGCGCGAACACCGAGATGTACAGGTCCGGCACACCTTCAGGGATCAGAAGTGCCTTATCGTCATGCACGAAGGATACGCCGGCCACCTTGCCACGGTAGCGCTCCCAAATAATGCCGCCGAACTCGAAGCTTTCCCGGGCATCACCGCGCAGCGCGGCCGCTTGCTGACTGTTGAGGTAGGTTTCTTTTACCGAAGGGTGGACGATGAACTTGTTCCAGAAGTTTTTACCGCAGAAGGCACGCGAGCCAGTACTGGTCACGCTACCCAACGCATCCTCCTGCATATCCAACGCCTCGCCGCATTGAACCCGCAGCTCAGTCTCTGGATCCGCAAGTCCCATGGACATCCTTTGACGCTTCACACCGAAGCGGTCATAGAGATCCAGCAGCACGGTTTTGCCATCGGCGTCGAGGATCTGGCCATTCAGTGCGCCCATACGCTGGAATTCGTGGGTGGCATCCAATTGTCGCCGCGCCTTGGCCAGGCGCGCATTGACCACGTCCTGCACCGCCTGAAGTTCAGTGCGAGTGCCGAAGGCACGGATGCCTTGGATCTCGTCGGCCTTGATCGTGAAGCGCTCAGGCAGATGCACGGTGTTGAACGGGATCAGGTTGCGCTTGCTGGCAGCAACCACCAGCCCAGAACCACCACGCTCACCAGCAGGCACCAGGGCCAGGGTGTCACCGTCCTTTTCAATCTGCACGGTCAGGGTCGTGATGCCTTCCTCGCGGAACAGCCCCAAGGCGCTGATGCGTCCTGGCAGGTACGGTTGATCATTGAGTGCAGCGGTGAGCGAAGTAACGGTAAACGCTTCGTCGTCAAAAATGGCGATATCGGCCATGGGTACTCTCCAGAAACGAAAAATCCCGCACGCGGCGGGATGCATATAAAAAAGGATCGACTTAGCGAACGATCACAAAATGAGTGGCGAGTGCTTTCTCGGCGGCCAGATCCAGGCCGGTCAGGTGTGCTTCGCTGACCTCGGCCAACCGCACCACAGCGCGACCGCGACGCACCACATCGGATTCGCCGAGCGGGCCGTAAAGAATGGCGACAGCGTTTTCCGTGCCGTCCTCTGCCGTTGGGTTGTACGGTGCGAATTCGCCGCTGGCAGTCACCAGCCCGAGAATTTGTCCGGGCCACAATGCTGGACCCGCCGCAACATTGATCGCTTCACGCGAGATCGTGCCAGCGCCCTCGGACAGCAGGAATTCACCTGCGTGCATCGGTTCCTGTTTGATGGTCATGCTCGTGCTCCTTTCGCGCCGCGCGCGGTTCCAGTTTGAGCCGCTTGGCGAGCAGCCCAAATTGAGTTGGGATCAGGTTGTTTGGCCAGCACCTTGGGCGCTGGGTCGTCCGCCAGCGGCAGACTATTGTCGATTTCGAAGCCCTTGCCGCTGGTGACAATCTTGTCGAACAGACGCGCCCGCACCGCCGCCGCATCCAGACCGGCCGCGACATATTCGGCGCTGAATTCCGGCAGACGCGCGGCCACGCAGAGGTCGTTCACCGCCTTGGCGCGTGCCAGACCCGCTAAAACGATGTCCTCGCTTTCGAGCTGGGTAGAATTGAGCAGCGGCTCGACCAGATTGCTGATGCCCGCCGCCGTGCAACGCTGAGTAATCATCAGTGCCAACTTTGCCGAGTCGACTACAGGCGGCACCAGGGGAGGATCGACAGGTTCAAGTTCGGGATTCGGTTCAGGTGGCTCGTCGAGCTGGGCCACCAACTCAAGCGGAGCGTGCTGGAACCGTTGCAATACCGCGCCTTGACCGAGGCATGCTTTGACCTTGATGCCGTCGCCGACTTCGTCAGCCAGACCGAGAGCCAATGCTTCATTGGCAGTCAGCCAAGTTTCCGCATTAACCATTCGCCGCAGTTCGGCGTCATCAATGTCAGGCGCCTTGGCCTTATAGGCCGCAATGATCGCCTCCAAGGTTTGATCCAATACATCAGCGACCCGGCGGAAGTCCTCAGCGCCACCGCCTGCATAGGTGTAGGGGTTGTGAATCATCAACATGGCGTTCGCCGCGATTACTACGCGGTGTGCACCGCATACGGCCACACTGGCCGCACTCGCGGCCAGTGCATCGATTCGCCCGGTGCAGCGCTCGCCCAGACGCGACAGCGCATTGTGCATGGCCAGCCCGTCGAACAGGTCGCCGCCGATACTGTTGAACGCGGCGATCACCGGAGACACACCATCATCCATGGCGCGCAGATCCTGCACGAACTGGTTGGCAGTGATGCCCCACGCGCCGATCTCGCCATAAACGAAAACCTCGATCACTCGCTCAGTGGCCTCGCCGCTGGCCTGTAGGGCGTACCAGGTCTTGTCCTGAACTTCGACGCGTTTGCCTGCGCGGTTGTAAATGCGCGGTCGCGCTTTTTTGCTCATGGTTGCTCCTTGTCGTCGGTGTCTTCGACGGCATCAAGGGTGTTGTAGTTGAGGCCCAGTTTTGAGGCCCGTGCCAGATCGGCGGCGTTTTCCAAATCGACCGTTTCGGCGTCGTAGCCGGTGCGCAGCACCATCTCACTGCGCGAGGCAAAGCCGGCTTGCACTTCCATACGGCGTGCCTGCACGTCCTGCACTGGCTGGATGTAGGCCCAGCCTTGTGGCACCCAGCGAGTCCGCAGGTACTGGCGGCGTTTCTGTGCGTAATCGTCCAGCACCAGAACGCCAGACAACACCGCCATGTCCATCCACGCAGCCCGTACAGGACGGCAAAGTTGATGCACGTACACGCTGAATTGCAGTTGTTCCAGACGGCGTCGAAATTCGTTCAGCACCACCCGAAGAGCCCGGTCGTTGATACCGCGCATGTCGCCGGTGAGGATCTCGTAAGGCGTACCCGACCCCGCTGCAGCAGCCATCAGTTGCTGCCGCATGAAGTCCGGGTAGTTGTTGCCAGCGTCCGGTGGTTTGGAGAACTCAACCTCTTCGCCCGCGCCCAGTTCCTGCATGGTGCCGGGTTCGAGCGCGACCATCGGGGTGAAGCCGTCGCGATCCAGGTCGAGCGGCTGACCGGTCACCGGATCTCTGGGAAGTGGTCCCGAGTCCGGCGCCGGACGCTTGATGAAACCGGCGAACAGATTGGCCACCTCTTGGCGGAACAACACTGCGTCGTCGTAGTTGTCGAGACTGCGCAGGCGCTTGAGCACCGGCGACAATCGCGGCACACCGCGCAACTGGCCCGGCTCGACCGGTTCGAAGATGTGCAGCACCTGAGTCGCCGGCACGCGAACAAGCTGGTTGTACCCGGCGTTCAGCGAGGCCGCATCACGCGGATGCGACAAATACATCCAGTACGCCACACGCTTGCCGCCTGGGGTGAACTCGATACCGGCGCGGATCACGTTGCCGTTTTTGGTGGATTCGAATTTGTCGTGCGGCACAAATTCCGGTGCGAGGATCTGCAGCTGCAGCGGAACGGCCAAGCCTTCGTCAAGCCCGCGCGGACGCAACCGTACGAAGCACTCGCCCGACGTTTCAACCGTGCGAGCTACCAGCGCCTGCTGGCCGTAGAAGTCGGTGCGATCATCCGCGTCCGACTCATCGACCCAATCCCCCCACAGCTCCTGCAGTAGCTTGCGCAAGGCATCGTCATCAGTTGTCGGCCTCGGAGTGATGCCCGTGCCGATCAGGTTGCTGACGCGCTTGTCGATGACGTTGAAGGCATACGGGTCATTGCGAACCGCCGCCCGAGAACGCGACCGAAGGTTGCGCAGAGCCGGAGTGTTGATGCTGTTGATCCCGTTGTCGGGTGCATCCCAGCCAGTGGAACGGCGCCCTTCTCCGGCGCCCTCGTAACTGGCCTTGATATTGGACGGCAGCACAAATCCGTTACGGGTCAACGTGGGGAAGTGTCGGGCCATCAGACCCCCTTCCCTGCATGGTACAGCCGCACCACGCGCGAACGTGGCCCGGCAGCGCTGGCAAGCGAAGAGCGTATTTCTTCCCGCGCCTTGAGCAGCTCATCGACCGTGCGGTATTCCACGGTACGGTCGGTGTAGCGCACAGTTTTCTCACCGCGAGCAATGGCCGCCTCAACCGCGTCGAGGTGCTTTTTCGTAAAGGACATATCAGCGTCTCTTGAGATAGCCGCTGGCAGAGCTGCGGCGTTGAGGGGGTGCTGCCGGTCGCGCTTGCGTAACCGGTGCAGCGGGTGGTGGTGCGGGCTGGGCTTGGCGTACAGAAGCAGGCGCCGGTGGTTGCTCAACATCAAGTCGCTCGCCCTGAACAGGCTTGATGTTCAAGGCGTCATCGAACAAGCCGGACTGAGCGAGGGCTTGTCGCACCCTGTCCCAATCGTGTTCCTGGTAACGGTTGATGCCGAGGTAATGCGCCATGGCGAGGCAGTACACGATCAAGTCGAGTGCTTCGTTGCGCTCTGCCTTGCCCTTCACCCATTCGATGCGCTTGTGGCCGCGCACGTAGCGCACGACTTTGCGTTCGGCGACGCACTGGGCGAAGAATTCGTCCGGCAGGTCGTTGGCAAAGTGCAGCGATCCCGGACCGTCCGGGAATGGATAGCGGTTATAGATCCAGTCTTTTGCCGTATCGGTGCCGACGAACCACAGCTCGGCACCGTTGCGTTCGGTCTGGCCCTTCCACGTCACGTCGACCATGGACGGGCGCTGTGCAATCACCGGCCTACCAGGCTTGCTTGCGCCCTTGATGGCGAGGATGTTGCGCCAGCGGCGAACGCGGCAGAACTGGTAAACCTCATCAGTGTGATGACCACCGGAGTCGATACCCACGGCGAGAATCGCCAGACCTACGCCGCAGGGATGCCGGTAACGGGCCTTGAGTTTCTCATCCAGCACCGCCCAGGTGCGTTCGTCTGCCGGGTCGCCCCAGATGATCTGGTGATCGACCACCCAGCGCTCCATGCCGATGCCGAAGCCCATCACCATCAACTCCAGACGGTTGGCTTGGACGTCGACGGCGCCGGTCAGCATCAGCACACCGGCCGGCATCGCGCCGAGGGTGTAGGTCTCCAGCCGCGCCCGAGCGATCAGCACTTCCGCCTTGGTCTGTTCGAGCGCGCTGTCCCAGACTTTGGCTAGACGGGTGTTGTAGAACACCTGCATCAGGCTCGTGTCGCCTTGGGCCTGAGCTTTCTTGGCGTCTTCAAACTCCTCGGCAAGGCCAGCCCAATCCATCCAGCCGGTCGGGGAATACAGCGCGTTGAGATGGAAGCCAACAGTTTTGCCGTCGCCACCAGCATGAGCGCGCCACTCGCCTCGGGCGAGCATGTCGCTCTTGTGGTGTTCCTCGATCAGCACGTCGCATTCAGGCGCTGCGCATTCGTAATGCACAGTGCTGAGGTCCTTGCTGTAGTGCAGCCGCTCCCATTCCAGCACCTGCATATGCCCGCAGGTGGGACACGGCACGTAGTAATACCGTTGGTCGCTGGACTCGAACAGATCCGCGATTCGCGAGGCGCCTTTGATCGTTGGCGAACTGGAAAAGTAGATCTTCGCGTTGCGACCGAAGTTGGTCGCCCGCGTCTCTGCCAGCTTGATAGGGTCACCCTCCTGGCCGACGTCATTCTCCCAGCGGTCGACTTCGTCGCCGTAGATATAACGCGCCGACAGCTCCGAAAGGTTGGCCGCAGAACCGGCGGTGGTGACGTACAGAGAGCCACCCTCGAATTCCTTGGTGTCCATCGTGTTGCGTGCGTCCCGCGAGCGGGTGGCCGCGACCCGCTCGCGCAGAACGGGAGTGGCCTTGATGGTCTTGCTGATCCGCCCAGAAACCCGCTTGGACAGGCCAAGGCTGGGGAGCAGCGCCAGAATGTTCGACGGCGCCATGTGGATCAGGCCGCCCATCCAGTTCAGGGCGATCTGCGTTTTCATCAGCTGCGAGGCCACCATGGTGACCACGCGCCTGCAGGGGTGAGCCGGCGACAGGCAACGCATCGGCTCACGGGCATAAGGTGTTCGAGAGGTGCGGTACTGGCCGGGTTCAGGGGCGCCGGTGTCACGCGGGATTCGCATGTACTCGTCGGCCCATTCGTCGATCCAGAGATCTGGGTCGGGGCGCAGTCCACGGAAATAAGCCTCACGGTACACCTCTGCACCGTCAGGAAATTCCGTGTGCATGGGTTCAGTCCGTTGTCATGGCGTGGTCAAGGTCCGCTGCAGAGAGGCGCTCGGCTTCTTCCAGCGTTCGACGGAAGGTGGCGGTCAGGTGTTTTTCGATCAGCCAAGGATCGGTCATAGCCGCCAAGTCATGGGACAGCTGCGGTAGCGGACCGAACAGCTGATCGCGCAGCAAGCGGCCGGCGTTGTAGGCGCCGATTTCGACCGCTTCCTTGGCAACCAGTGAGCCCTGAGCTTTGCCCAGCTCAATCTCCGCCAGCTTGGCCATGTTGTGCTCACGCAGGGCGCGGGCCTTTTGGAAGTCGGGCTGCTTGCCATCGCCAGTGAGAACCTGCGGCGGCGCAGCCGTGGAAGTCGGCTCGGTCTGGGTCGACAGTTGGCTGTAAACGTCACGCTGAATCCGGTCCTGCTGGTGTCGTTCGGCGACGGCGACCTTGCTCGGGTCTGCGGTGTCGCGAATCAGCGCTTCGGTGGCATGTACATCAACCTGTTTACCGTTGGGCGAAAGCACCAAACGGTTGTTGTCTTTCAGCCAGGTGATGTAACTCGGCGACCTGCCGAGCCGGGCCGCGAAGGCACTCTTCGACAGGTAGGTTGGTTCTGTCATGAGCCCTCCTTTTTCAACGTATTTCAATGAATCCTTTCAAGATTTCAATGATTGAAATTTCAGTAAGCTGGGGAACCTGCGGCTAACAGTTTCCCGCGGGTTTCCGACCCCGTACCCCCCGAATAACCCCAGGGTCCCCGGCGGTTTTCGGGGTGCTGGGGCGGTGCATCACCCCTGCCCGCCGCTGGTTGGCGGGGCTTCGCTGAGGCCCAGTCGCTTGGCAGCCCAACGTTCGTACAACCCGATAGCCACATCCGCACCGGCCATTGCTGTGAGGCAACCCAACGCGCCCGCCGTCCACAGCGACATCCCGGCAGCAATCATCAACATCATCGCCGTCACCCCGCATACAATGCAGGCACCCGACCGAAGCGCGAGCCTGCGCAACAACGCCCATCCCCGCGCCCCATCCTTGTCCGCCCGCCACATCTCCCCCGATACGCCGCCGACCAGAGCCAGGACGATCACTAACCAGATCGGCATTTCTGCCAGTGCTTGTTGCTCGCTTGTCATCGCCTACCCCATGAACGCAAAAACCCGGCGCAATGGCCGGGTTTGGTGGTGTGGTGCCT